GAGCTTCATTACTTCGAGTGGGAGAACGCCGGAACTGCCCTTGACGTAACAGTAAGAGATGGAGTCGAGTTTGTTTCTCCCACCGAGTATGACGCCTGCACTGCAAGCAGGTTCGGACGGGTGGACGCTCGCCCTGAGCCTAACTTCATAGACCCGCGTGGTAGGGCTCCAGTTTGTAATACAGTTTCCTCTTTGGAGGCTTCGTCATCCGCCTGTGACGTAGGTGTCTTTGTTACTTGGTCTGGACCACACCAACCACAAGCAACAGGAGCTCGGCTTTTCTTGGACAGCATCCCGACTGACGTACCCTACACATACGAGGGCGGCTACTGTTACAGGGGTCTCAGCCCAGAACAGGAGTACACGCTGTCAATGGTCTCGTACAACAACTCTCAGGTCTCTAAGAGATCCGACTCGCTTGTAATTAAGGTACTCTAAATGAAAGATAGACGTTCAGCCGTAATACGCCGAAATCAAATCAGAGCGCTTAAAGAGCGCCTTGTTGGAGGACGTCGCTCACTGTACAAGCTTTCAGCAGAGGTCAGATCCGCCTTAACTGAACAAGCCCGGGGCCTCTGGGACGCCGGAAAGTCTTACCAAGACGCCTACTTGGGCGAGCAGACAAGGATGGACGGATTCGTGTACGTCATGACAAACCCCGCGTGGCCCAATCATGTGAAGATTGGTCGGGCGTTCGATCCTAAGTCTCGACTGGCTAACTTTAATACAGGGTGCCCCTACAAAGACTACAAAATGCAGTGTACAGTGTTCTTCGAGGACGCCAAACGCGCTGAGAGTCATGTACACAGCGTACTCTCATACTGGCGTGACGACAGCAAAGAGTGGTTCTCTGTGACGCCACAACAAGCTGAACACGAGATCAGGAAGCTTGTCCTGAATGGATTCTGAAATGGCTTTTGAGTTTTCGATACCTATTGCGCCAGCGCCTGCGTCCAGACCCAAAATAGGCCGATACGGTACTTACTACGCCAAGAGTCACCAAGCCTATTCGCAAGAGTGCACACGATTTCTTGCAGGCCTTCACGTACCTGTGTCTATGTACGCCTTGAAGGGTGTCAACCACGTAGACCTTGAGTTTGCTTTTCACTGCAAAAGGGCCAAAAACAGTAAAATTTTGACCCCCCGCTACGACCTAGACAATTTGGTTAAGCTGGTCCTGGACGAGATGACGTCGTGCGGAAAGTTCTTCACTGATGACGTACAAGTTACCAGTTTAATTGCAGTAAAGCTGTTCGCAGAGCCGGGACATGAGCGAACAGACATAAAAATGGAACTACTAGACGTATGAAAACAATTAAAAAGATCCTAGTCTTCTGCCGAGTCCTGCTTCTGATATTCATAACAGCACCACCTATACTTATTGCAGGGTTGTTTGCTGTTTTGGCTTACGCTATCCTGATACCCTGTCTTTGGTTGATATCAATGGACAGTGAGCTCAGAAAGATTCTGCCGGAGAACAAGAATGACGATTAGCGACACAGCATCCAGTCACGATTTACCGTCCCACCTATTCACAAGCCGGGAGCTGGAACAGATCGAGGTGCTTGCGCTTAGTAACTACCAGCTTGCTGAAGCTGGTGAGATACCACTAGAGAGCCTGTCGCCTGCTCTGTCGATTATTGCTGAGTCTTACGAACAGAACGGGCCGGGAATCTGGCTTTTAAGCGGAAGGCACGCATCGTCTTTTGTTGACGAACTCAAGAGCTACCGCGACACCGCACGCATGGTCTACCATGAGCGGTCTGGGTTTGAGCTTGAAGATAGACTGTACGCTGAAGATTGTGTTAATGTTCTGTCTTCGATACTCCGAAAAACAGTCGTGAGGCTTGTGTGAGGCTGCGTTGGCTGTCCACGGACGAAAAGAAGAAACGCAGATCTACGCCTCACCGCTGGTTCGCGTGGTTCCCCGTCAGGGTTGACGAGACAACCAAGGTCTGGCTGGCCTTTGTGATGCGCCGTGATGTCGCGCCGCTAGTCTACCAGTGCACTTGGGCCTACAAGCAAGTCGAGTAACAATTAATCGTGTAACACTTAATCTAGGAGGTTAAACATGCAACAAGTCAAGGAGCCCTGCACCAGCTGTGGGTCGTCTGATGCTCGCTCAGTATACGAGGACGGTCACAAGTACTGCTTCGTCTGCGAGGAATATACGCCAATTCCTGATTCTTACGACACTCCCGGTGTAACGACTACCGAAGTCGTAGCACACAGCGAAGACTATGTGGATCTTCCATCCCGTCGTTTGTTTGCCGAGACCCTGCGAAAGTTCCAGTACAGTGTCTCCCACGACGGTTCACACACTGCACCGTTTTTCAGCAAGGGCAAGATGGTCGCGCAAAAGATAAGAATGCCGGGAGACACCAAAGACTTCAGGGTAACCGGAAAGATCCCGGGTCTCTGGGGGACTCACGTATGGGAGTCGGGTGGCAAGCGGCTGGTCATCACTGAGGGTGAGATTGACGCGCTTAGCTACGCTCAGGCTACCAACAGAACTTGGCCGGTAGTGTCTTTGCCCAACGGAGCTCAGGGAGCTGTTAAGTCTGTCAAGCAGGACTTGGAGTTTATCGAATCGTTTGACTCGGTTGTTCTGTTGTTCGATAACGACGCGGCTGGTATCGCTGCTGCCAACTCGGTTGCCGAGATCCTTACTCCCGGTAAGGCTAAGATTGCGGATCTGCCCTTGAAAGACGCCAGCGATATGCTGGTGGCCGGTCGAACCAAAGAGCTGGTATCGTCTGTGTACAACGCCAAGACTTTTCGTCCAGACGGTGTTTTATCTGGTTCAGAAATTAGCCTTGATGATTTGATGACAAAGACGCCAGCTGGCCTACCCCTGAAATACACAGAGCTCACCGCCATGTTACGCGGCTGGAGGCCTGCCGAGCTTTGGATGCTGTGCGCTGGATCTGGTGTTGGTAAGACTACACTGGCTCGCGAGCTTGGTTACCACCTTCAAAAAGAGCATGGCGTTCGTGGCGGTTGGATTCCACTGGAGGAGTCTTTACAGAAGGCCGCCACAGCCCTGATAGCGTTAGACAACGACATACCCGTAGGCCAGCTTATGGAGGAGCCGTCCCGGCTACCACGCGAGAAGTGGAAGGCTTCCAAGGTGGCCATTGTCGATGATGCTTTCTTCTACGATAGCTGGGGGAGCTCTGAGATTGATTCGATCATTTCTAAGATTCGTTACCTAGCTGTTGGCTGCGACTGCAAACTGATAATCTTGGACCACATCTCAATTGTGATTTCTGGTCTGGAAACTTCTGACGAGCGGAAAACTCTTGATCTACTGATGACTAAGCTTCGCCAGTTGATTGAGCAAACAGGCGTAGGCGTCATCGCGATATGCCACCTCAAGCGGGTGAACGGCAAAGCTTTTACAGAAGGCTCAGCTGTATCCCTGTCGGACCTTCGCGGATCTGCCAGCGTTGAGCAGCTATCAGACGTAGTTATAGCCTGCGAGAGAGACCAACAGTCGTCTGGCGAGGAAGACACTGACCCTAACGTCGTGCAGTTCAGAATTTTAAAGAACCGACCACACGGTATTGTAGGTCTGGCTGGTGGTGCACGATACGACGCTGTCACTGGGCGACTACAGCCTCACGTAATTGAAGGCACTTCAGATATACCGGCTGAGCCTTCAGTTTTCGCAAATTCCTTCTAAATGGATAAAAATATGACCACACTTATATTCGATATAGAAACGGATGGCCTGTTGAATGAGGCCACCACGATCTGGTGTCTTGGTATCGCTGAGTTTGATTCAGACCGAAGCGCGACAACAAGCGCATGGGCTAACGACGACGTCCAGGTCTACACCGACTACTCTGAAGAGCTCCCGGGATTGCAGGAGGGGCTTGACCGTCTTCTGGCGGCTGACGTATGTGTCGCCCACAACGGGATTGGCTTTGACGTACCAGCGTTACAGAAGCTCACAGGCACGACACTGGATATGTCGAAGCAGATTGACACGTTGGTTCTGGGTATGCTTCTTGAGCCACGCCGGTCACAGCACAAACTGGCGTCTTACGGCAACCAGCTCGGCTTTGCTAAAGGCGAACACGACGACTGGACACAGTATTCTGATGACATGGTAAAATACTGTGCTCAGGATGTTAGGATTGGCCGTGAGACTTATAAGTACCAGCTGGGACTTATCGAAAAAGCCGCAAAAAACGGAGCAGACTACACGAAGGCGATAGAGCTTGAACACAAGGTACAACAGGTCCTAGCCCTTCAGGCTGCCCACGGGTTCAGGCTAGACGTAGCTAAAATCGAGCATCTTTATGCTGAGTATCTAGGCCGTATGGACGCGCTGGATGCACCATTACAGGAAGCGTTTCCCCCGCGCTATCGACCCCTACGCGCTGACTACGATTTTTCTAACAGAACGTGGGTTTCTACAGAAAAGTCAATTTTCACCCCGAAGCGCGACAACAAACGCATGGGCTACTGCGAGCTGGCCCCTCTGACCAAGATAGAGCTGAAAATGTTCAATCCCGGGTCTCGCGATCATTCGAGCGTACGGATGTCTCAAGAATTTGGCTGGAGGCCTACTGAGTTCACTCCGACAGGAAAGCCGAAGATGTCTGAGACGGCCTTGGCCCACGTCGATTACCCCGAAGCCCGACTGATGTCTGAGTACCTGACGCTTGTCAAGAAGACGGGCCAACTGGCTGGTGGAGCCCAGAGCTGGCTGAGCTCAGTTGGAAGTGACGGCTACGTCCATCCCTTCATAAAGTCTTGCGGGGCGCGAACCCATCGCATGGCACACATGCACCCTAACGTCGCTCAGGTAGACAAGTCAGCAGAGATGCGCTCGTGCTGGCTCCCAGATCCAGGCGAGGTCATGGTTGGGGTGGATGCTGACGCAATCGAGCTCAGGCTGCTGGCCGCCTACCTATTCCCAGCCGATGGAGGCAAGTATGCGTTAGCCGTTCTATCTGGAAGCTCTAAGCGTGGCACTGACGCGCACACGTTGAACCAGAAGGCTGTCGGTCTGTACTTGCGGGACTCGGCTAAGACTTTCTTTTACGCGATGGTCTATGGTGCGGGTGACGCAAAACTAGGCCAGACAATTTACCAAGACGCTGTCGATGCCGGCAAGACACCGCCTAAAGGCGACCTGAGAGCCATTGGTGCCAAGGGTCGTAAGGCTATCGAATCCGGCATTACAGGCCTCAGGGAGCTTCTAGAAGCTCTGAAGTCTCGTGTGAAGGCAGCAGGCTTCGTACGACTGCCTTATACCCTCAGACCTATTGAGACACCACAGCGTATTGCGCTAAACTCACTTTTGCAAGGTGCTGGAGCCGAGGTCATGAAGATGGCGCTGGTGCTGTTCCACTTTGAGGTAGCCCCCGCCCGTGGGTTGGTGCAAGGCAAAGACTTCAAATATTTAGCGACTGTACACGATGAACAGCAGTTCTCGTGTCCCAAAGAAAGCGCAAAAAAGACTGGACAAGCTTTCGCTGATGCGTTAGTATTAGCTGGTGAGAGACTAGAGCTTGCTGTACCTATGGCTGGCGGTTATGAAATCGGAACAAATTGGAGTGAAACACATTGAAAGAATCAGGATATTATCCAGACGGCGCGGAGTTTGACCCTGCTGCACCTTGGAACCAAGAGCCCGAGCTTGGGCTGTACCGTGTGACCATTTCTGTGGAGGTCCCCGCCGAAGACGAGGACGAGGCCGAGGAGCTTGCTCTCAGTAATTTCTCAACTGAAGACTACATTGCTTCTATTATCAAGACTGATCTTATCGAAATTCTTTAACATATCTACTAACAGGAAAATACGCCATGAACTCTAAAATGACTAGAAAGAAGGCAATTGATGCTTTTTGCAAAATGTGTATCCACGATACCTGCGAAAAAGGAACTTGGAGGCAGCAAGTAGAGGCCTGCCCAGCTACAGAGTGTCCGTTGTTTAAGTTTCGGCCTCGCCCAGTGCCGCGCAGCAAGCCCAAGGAGGATTCACAGTGAAGACTGCCCTGATAGACGCAGACATAATAGCCTACACCGAGTCTGCGATGCAGAAGCGGGAGGATCCGTTCGGAGATAGCGACCTCGCAGAATCGAAGTGCGTTGACCTGTGTGGGCCTTCAGCTCTTCAAACTGTCAAAAACTGGGCAGCAGAAGCGGGGTGCGAACGCATACTCTTGGTTTTTTCCCCGCCTGACGGTTCAAACTTCCGAAAAACTTTGGATCCGACCTACAAAGCACATAGGAAGTCTGTCAAGCCACCAGCCTATAACAATCTGGTAGCCTTCATGAAGATCCACCACGAATGGATGCACATCCATAACCTAGAGGGTGACGACGTTTTGGGTATCTTAAGCACAGACGACACTGTTATCGTCAGCACTGACAAAGATATGCAAACGATTCCAAATACTTGGCTGTACAACCCTAACAAAATGGTGGAGCCGATATGGACGTCGCTTGCTCATGCAGACCACTATTGGATGACCCAGACGATTACAGGTGACCCGACTGACGGCTACAAAGGAGCCTATTTGGCTGGCCCAAAGACGGCTGAGAAGGCCCTAGTGTTTGGTAGTTCTCTGGGGGTGCTTTGGGACTGTGTTTTGGACGTCTATAACGCCCAACAGGAGAAGGCAAGGGACCGTCAGCTGTCTAAGGGTCTAGTAGTCGAAACAGCCTTTCAGGCGGCTCTCAGGAACGCCAGAATGGCAAGAATTCTAAGGCCAGGCGACTATAATCTGGCTGCAAACCGCAGACGCCTGTGGCACCCGACAGATCCGGTCTGGGTCGATGATAACCTTAGTGTGGTTGCTTTATAAAGAAAAGTACCAAATTTGGGCTGACCCGCGACCGCGTCTCGTTATCTGGTGAGACCAGCGCGGCTCAGGCCATTCAATTTCTGTAGGAGGAAATAATGCTTAACGAGTATATAAGCGAATCGTCACGATTCGGGACATCGCCGTTGATACTGCTGTTGAACGGCCCAGCAGGATCTGGCAAGGATACGATTGCCAACGCGATGTCCAGCTTTAACCACGCGAAGTTTGCAACCCCACTGTATGAATGTCTGAGGTCTCTTTTCAGGATCAGCCCCAACGATTGGCTTGACATCTACACGAACCACAAAAACGAGCCAACAGAGAAGCTGGGCGGAATGTCGCCACGCCAAGCGATGATCTGGATGTCTGAAGATGTCTGTAAACCAAAGCTGGGCTCGCCTTTCTTTGGAGAGATGCTGGCTAAACGTATTGAGGCTGTGGTCGCTGCCGGCAGAAATGGCGATAGGTTCGTAGTATCAGACTCAGGGTTTACGGAAGAGGCTATGGTTCTCGTTGAGACCTACGGTGCCGAATCGGTTAAGCTGGTTAACCTGCATCGTTATGGACACGACTATAAGAACGACAGCCGTAACTATATTAACGGTATTGATTTGGGGGTTGATACTGCACACGTTTCCAACGTAGGGTCGGTAGAGACTGTTACTCAGCTGATTTTGGACTGGTGTTTCACCGGATTGGAAATACAACAATAATGAAAAAAGATTTTAAATTCTCAGACAGCTTCGGTGAAACTATATTCAAACAGAAGTATGCAAACACTCCAGACCAGACCTGGCCTGAGAAAGCGCATTTAATCGTACAAGACGCTGTTGGTAATCTGATGCCGCCGGACATGCGAGGTGAGCTCGAAGATCATATTTCAGATATGAGGTTCATCCCCGGTGGCCGATATATTTATTATGCCGGCAGGGAGGCCAACTTCTATAATAACTGTCTGCTACTACGCGGTGAGGAGGATACAAGGAAGGAGTGGGGTGCACTGCTACAGCGAGGATCTGACTGCTTGATGTCTGGCGCAGGAATTGGCGCAGACTATTCAATATTTAGGCCACACGGGTCCTTGCTCAGGAGAACCGGCGGTCAGGCTTCTGGACCTATACCTTTGATGCACAGCATGAATGAGGTTGGTAGGAACGTCATGCAGGGTGGCTCCCGTCGCTCTGCAATCTACGCAAGTCTTAACTGGCAGCATGGAGACGCTGAAGCGTTTTTGCACTGTAAAGACTGGAAGGACATGCAGATAACCAAGGGTTACTCTGTTTGGGACGCGAAGGTAGAGAACTACAACTATCACGCCCCGCTCGACATGACAAATATCAGCCTTAACTATGACAATGCCTTTCTAGATCATGTTCAGAACGGCCACTTGCCTGAGACGTTCATAACGAACTGTCGTCAGGCAATGCAGTCAGGCGAACCCGGGTTTTCGTTCAACTTTGGTGACAAAGAAAATGAAACGCTTAGAAACGCATGCACAGAAGTAACCAGCGAAGACGATTCTGATATCTGCAATCTCGGCTCGATAAACATGGGCAACATTTCGACCATTGAGCAGTTCAGAGAAGTGGTCCGTCTGGCAGCTGGCTTTCTTGTGTGCGGCACAATAACAGCTGACGTCCCTTACGCTAAAGTCCGTGAAGTCCGTAAGAAAAACCGCCGTCTTGGCTTAGGCTTAATGGGTATTCACGAGTGGCTGCTTCAGCGTGGCTACACCTACGGTATGAACCCAGAGCTCCGCACTTGGATGGAAGTTTATCGTGAAGAAAGCGAAAGAGCGGCAAATAGTCTTTGTGATCGCCTTTCTATCAGCCGTCCTGTTGCTTACCGCGCTATTGCGCCAACTGGTTCGATTGGTATTCTAGCAGGCACAAGCACTGGAATTGAGCCAATCTACGCGGTAGCTTACAAGCGGCGTTACCTTGTAGGAGGAACCGACTGGAAGTACGAGTACGTGATAGACTCTACGAGTCAATCCATGATCGACAGAAACGGCTTGGATCCAGATAAGATAGAAACCAGTAGCGCCTTGGTTAACGACTTTGAGCGCCGGCTTGCCTTTCAGGCTGATGTCCAGGACTACGTGGATATGGCTATATCAAGCACGATCAATATGCCCGAGTGGGGCTCTGAGAAAAACAACGAGGACCGTGTGGTCGAGTTTGCGACTACACTTGCGAAGTACGCACCCCGTCTGCGAGGGTTCACAGTGTATCCCGACGGGGCTCGTGGTGGTCAGCCACTTACCGAAGTTCCGTACCACGAAGCACACAACCAAGTAGGTTTAGTCTTTGAGGAGAATGGTGACGCGGCCTGCGCGGGTGGAGTTTGTGGGATATGATGGAGCGAAAAAAGGCAATGGTTGGGTATATGGAGGTTAGGCCTGTCGTGGGTGATAAGGTCGTGATAATTGACGCTTGGACAGCGCTTGAGCATCACGGCACTGTCGCCTATTGCGCGGGAGACCATTTTGGGTATGTCGCAGACGATGATAAAGATATCTATGTCTGTGGCTATGACGACGATTGGATTTACTTGAGTGACTTAGATAATGACTAGATTTGCTTCAGGACCATCGGACCAAGACTCGCTGATACTGGGGCTGGTGTCCGACGCGATTGCCTACTCAAAGTTCGGTTTTCGCGAGGGGTTGTCATCCGGTGCTGGACCACAGACTGTGTGGTCTAAGGACGACGAAGAATTCTCAGTAATGACCACAGCCGATACGTTTGACATCGCGTACGGCGGCAGTGATGGCCTTGGGACTCAGGGAGCGCTGGAGCTCACTATTGACTACCTCGACTCTAGCTTTCAGTTACAAACTGCGACCCACACACTTGGATCAAGTGGTCTGGACACAACCGCCTTCACAGGCTTGGGAATAAACAGAGTGTTGGTAAGTTCAGCCGGGACTACCACGCACAATGTCGCGGCGATAACTATAACCGACACCTCTGCGGCCTCGTCTACACAGGCCTATATTCCTGCTGAGTACTCGGTTACCCACCAGCTAATCTTTCACTGCCCGTCCGGCTACACCCCAATCTTAAAGCAACTGATTCACAGTGTCCAAAAGCTAAGTGGGTCTGACCCAAAGGTTGCCTTTGTCACGAACGCTTATAACAGAGCGTCTGGGGTATCTCGGGTGCTTACAATAGACACTATGGACGCCTCCGCAAACACACACATCGAGGCTACAGAGTCTGTAGGCTTTAGGTTGTTGGCGACTGACGTCGTATACCTGACGGCAGATACCACGGTCAACGCGACCAATGTCTCTGCAAGGTTCACACTCACGCTCTACGGCGACTAGCTCGACAATCCTAGGAGGGATTTTACATGAAAAAAATACCAAAAAGCTACGCAATTTTAGGCCATGACATCTGCGTACAGACCAACGACACTCTGTTATCAGAAAACGAAGCGTGGGGTCGCGCTAATTTTCATACAGGGATTATTGAGCTGCAAACGCCGTTTAAAAGCTTGAATGTATCAGAAGCGCACAAAATGTCTACGTTCTGGCACGAGTACTACCACATGGCGTTGTATCATCTCGGCCATACAGAACTGGCGCTTACAGAGCACTTGGTAGACCAGCTCGGCAATGCGATGCACCAATTTCACCAAACAAAGCAGTTTTGAGAACGCTACAGCCGAGGAGAAGCTATGAAGGTCTGTTCAAAATGTAAGATCGAGAAGGATAGCTCACACTTCCACAGGAAGAGGGGTAGGGCTGATGGCCTAGTTGCACAGTGTAAGCCCTGTACGTCAGAGAAGAGCCACCGTTACTACTTAGAAAACGCCGAGGCAGTTAAAGCTTCTACCGCTAAGTACCGATCAGAGAACGCCGAGTTCTGTAACTCAGGGTCTAACGCAAGTCAGGCAGCACGCAACGCCGCCGAACGCTGCCCCGTATGGGCTGATAAGGCCGAGCTTAGAGAGGTCTACGCTCAGGCGTTCGCCCTAAAGTGCATCTCTGGAATCAGTTACCACGTCGATCACATTCTCCCAATAAAGGGTAAGCTGGTCAGTGGCCTACACGTAGCCAGCAATCTACAGATTCTCACCCCATCCGAGAACATGAGCAAGAATAACAAATACACACCGTAACAGACGAAGCAGTTAACCATGATTGATACAATTAAACTTAAGATACGAGGTTGGGCGGCTTATGC